TTGATTGGATCCGGGAGAACTACATCAACCTCACCCTGCCGGAACTCACAGAGATCTGCAATATGAAATTCCACACATGCCTGAGCATCAAATCAATGAGCTCCCTGAAAAAGAGGTATGGATTCACCGGAGCTCCGAGGGCAAAGGTATATAGTGAAACATTCCCTGAAGAGATTTGCCGCTTTATTGAGGCCAATTATAAAGGCACCGGGCATCAGGCAATGGCAGACCTCATCAGAGAGGAATTTGGCAGAGAATACACCAGGCAGCAGTTGAAATCATTCTATGCAAACCATGATCTGAATTCCGGCATCACCGGGCATTTTGTAAAAGGGCAGCCATCACACAACAAAGGAGTGAAGATGAGCCCGGAAGTGTATGAGAAGGCCAAGGCTACAATGTTCAAGCCTGGCAGCAGGCCTCACAATGCCAATGAGGTTGGTGATATAGTGCTGGCCACAATAGGATACTACAAAATCAAGGTAGCAGAGCCGGATGAATGGGAATTCTGCCATATAAGAGCCTGGCAGCAGGCATATGGAGAAATACCGGAAGGAATGATGGTGAGCTTTAAGGATGGAAACAGAGAGGATTGGAGCCCGGAGAACCTGATGCTGATCACCAAATCAGAGAATGCAATATTGAATACCAGGCATTTGAGATTTGACCGGGCAGAGGCAACAGAAAGCGGCCTGATGGTGGCCAAGCTGGAGAGTGCCATCCGGAAGAAAAAAAGAAGAAAGAGGGATAAGCAATGAAAGAGATAACAGTGCAAGATTGCGAGGAATTAAAAGGCAAATTTGATGCCCATTGTGATACAGCAGAGCAGCATGAATTTCCAATGCTCCTGATGATCAATCTCAAAATGGATGCAACATTGGAAAGAATAAGAGCTGCCGGAGCAGTAGAAGATCAGAAAGATACCAGGGCAATGTTCAGAGTTGTTCTCAAAACAATAGGTGAAGATGCCGGGGAATATGAAGAGGAGGATGCATGATATGGCAAATTTGGATGTGATGTATAGCAGCAAAACAGATCAATGGGCCACTCCGCTGGAATTCTTTGAGCAGCTCAATGCAGAATTTGATTTCAACCTGGATCCATGTGCGGATGAGCACAACCACAAATGTGAGAGATACTTCACCAGGGAACAGAATGGGCTCCAGCAGGATTGGGGGGGGTGCCGGGTATTCTGCAATCCTCCATATGGCAAAGAAATTGGAGAATGGGTGCAGAAGTGTTATGAGGAAGGCCACAAAGAGAATACTTTGGTGGTTATGCTGATACCGGCCCGGACAGATACAAAGTATTTCCATGATTACATCCACCACAGATCGGAAGTGAGATTTGTGAGAGGCCGCCTGAAATTTGGAGGAGCGGCAGCGGGAGCACCATTTCCATCCATGGTGGTGATATTCAGAGGGCCCAAAATGTAGAGGAGAAAGAAAATGGCACAATATTGCAGATATTGCAGTGAATTAGTGGTGGGAGATTTGGCCTGGTGCTCTGTAAAGCAGAAAGAGATCCCGGAACACCTGGCCAAAACAACAAACTACTGCCCGCATTATGACCTGAACCCAATAGATGCCTTTGGGGAAAATGAGAAAGGATACCAACCAAGGCACAAAAAAGATCCGGAAGAGGAGCAGATGCCTGGGCAAATGGATATATCACAATTTTTGGAGGGATAAGCAGATGGTAATGTGCTATGCGAATGGAACCACATACACAATCACAAGGCCGCAAGACTTCCAGGATATTGTTCCCCAGGAAGTATATGAAGCCATGAGGGAATATTTTGGATTTGAAGCCCTGGGATGTGACGATTTCCGGAAAGAGATTGAGAGGCTGGAAGGAAAAATATGCAGCCTGGAATGCGATTTGGAGCAATTAGAGGATGATAACCGGGATTTAGATGATGAGAATGATGATCTCCGGGATGAGAATGAAAAGCTCATAAAGAAGCAGAAGGAGCTGGTGGGCATAATAAAGAGCCTGCAAAACGCTCTGAGCCCATTGGAGGAGCTGGTGGAAGCGGCGCAGCAGGCCAAAGAGATAGCAGATGAGATTGAACAAGCGGAGGGATAAGCTGATGGCAAAGAATAAGAAATGGGAGCTGAACAGAAAGCAGTACATGATGATCCGGAAGATGGACCACAACGAGATGCAGGAATATTTGAATGCAGTGTATGAGAATGGAGTGAAGAGAGGAATGGCAGCAGGCACATTCAATGCTCCATTGGCCCTGGAGGCAATAGCTGAGATCAAGGGCATAGGAAAAACAAAGCTGGAGCAGGTAAAATTGGCTCTCATGGCAGCAGGAGCCAAATTTCCGGAGGAACCGGCAGCGGAATAGAAAATTGGAGGGATAAGCCAATGACAATGACCGAGAAGGAAATATGCAAGGAATACAATGAGGCCAAACACAAAGGGATGCAGGTGAGCATCCTGGCAGATTTGAACCTATGCGAGAAGAAGGAAATCCTGGAGATCCTAATGATGAATGCCGAGGATGTAACACCGGCAGGACCAAGGAAACCAGGAGGAGAGAATGATAAGGTGCTCCACATTATGTATAAACTCCTGGATAAGATAGAGGATGAGATCAGAAGGCAGGAGAAAAGGTATTTGAATGTTGTGGAGAGCATGAGGAAGTACGGAAGGAAGGAGGCTGCAAAATGTGTGAAATAATATCATTTGGCAAGAAGGTACTCACAGAAGAGGGATTTGTGCCGCCAAAGAATGATTGGGTGAAGCCTATTGGAGGCCTTTGGGGAAGTACATACACACCAAATCAGGAGTATGCATCAGATTGGCAGCGGTGGTGCATGGAAGAGAGATTTGGGATTGACAACGAGGCGGCAGTTATTTTCACACTGAAGGAAAATGCAAAGGTATATGAGATTGATTGCAGAGAGGATCTTGATTATTTGGCCAAGAGATACAACCTGAAGGGCAGTGTATTCCTCACCACATTGGATTTTGAGAAGATGGCAGCAGCAGGCTATGGTGCAATCCATCTCACAGCAGATGGCCAGGAAGAAACGAGATTCAGCAGGCCATACTCACTGTATGGATGGGATGTGGAGTGCTGGCTCATTCTCAGATTTGATGCCATAGCAACACAGAGGCCATACGAACCAAAGGAGGCAGCAGAATGGGATTGAGAGAAGATGATCCGGTGTATTACAAAGTACAGATGCAGAAATTGCTGGATAAGGCCAGGAAGAATGGCCTCAAAGTAGATTATAGCTTGCAAGATAACTCCAGGGAATCCCATTTGAGGGTATTATTCAAAGATCCGGGAAGCCAGGAGTGTGCAGGGGCCACAATATGCAAAAGGAGGAAGTAACAATGCAGAAAATAACAGATGGAGAGATGGAATACATATGTGATGAGCTGTGCAGATGGCCAAGAGAGGCAGAAAGCCAGGAAGAGTTTGATGATCATTGCAGAGAATGCATGATGGGCCACATATACACTCAGGAGATTGATTATGAGTACATGGAGAACAGAGAGCTGAAGAGTGCAAAGAGATTCAATGTGCTGAGCATGGTGCTCATTGTGGTTTTATTGTTCATTATGGGCCTGATGATGGTGGATATGGAACAATGGGCTGATAAGTATGCAGAGCTGGAAACAAGATACGAGGAACTCTATGAGAGCCTGGTGGAAGAAGGTGAGAGATAATGGATCCGATTTTGGAGAACCTCAACAGAGAAAGAAGAGAAACATATAGGGAGCGGGCCCGGAGGAGAAGAAGAATTGTGCTGCTTCAGAGAACAGCATTGGCAGCAGTGGTGATTGCAATAATTGCAACAACCATCATTGTGGTAGCAAAAGAGGGGAAAAAGCCCATAAATACTCAGGCGGCAACCGATTTTGGAGAGGTGACAACGAAACCGGAAACCATAACACCAACACCAACTCCGGAACCTACACCGGAGGCGGTGCCAACAGAAGAACCAACAACCCAGGCTCCTCAGAAATTCCAGGATATACATTCCATGGATTGGAGCGCAGAGGAAAGCTATTTGCTGGCCAGGATTGCAATGGCAGAGGCAGAGGGAGAACCGATTGAAGGCAAAGCCATGGTGATCATGGTGGTACTCAATAGAGTTTGGGATCCGAGATTTCCAGGAACTATTGAAGAGGTGATATTCCAGGAGAACCAATTCACACCAATCAGGAATGGCCGGTGGGACAGAGTAGAGCCAAATGAGGAGTGCTGGGAAACCCCGGATATGATAATGGTGCAGCAGTGGGATGAGAGTGAGGGTGCACTGTACTTTGAGGCAGTGGGCTATGATAACACCTGGCACCAAAACAATTTGGAATATATAAAGCAGGTGGGCAACCACATATTCTACAGATAAGCAGGAGGGATAAGCAATGAATGAATACCACTTTATAGGCAGCAGGAGAGGAGGGAGAACTCTCCAGGGAATAATCATAGAATTTTGCCAGGGGAACCCTGGATGCATGCAATTTGTCACAGAGCTGATAAATCAGAGGCAGGAATGCGGCAAGGATCCAATAGAGCTCATATTGGAAATGTACCGGCATGATGTAACCGGCAGCAGGGCATATCAGTTGTGGAATGATTGTTGTGGAAGAGATACAGAAATGGCAGCAGAGGTGATTGAGCTGGTAAAAAAGAGAAAAATCACAAAGGCAGAACTCATTGAGCATGTATTCCAGCCATATGGCAAGAGATTTGATGTGGAAACATACAGAAACAGAGCTCCACAGAAACAAAATGCTGCATCAGAGAAATATTTTGAGGAATGCCCAATGGGTAGAGAGAAATGGACCATGCACAATGAGGTGATGGCCAATAGAATATACCGGAATGCAATATGTGAAGTATTTGAGAGCCTGGAGGATGATGCCGGCAAAACCTTCATGGTGACAATAGAAAAGAACACCAGGCAGGGAGCACACGGAAAAGAGGTGCATATCAGAGTGAGGAAGGAGGAAGTGTGATGGGATATTTGAAAGAAAAGCATGGAATGATGATGCTGGGCCAGGTTCCGGAGGGAACATGCCCGGAATGTGCAGTGAAACATGATCCTGCAATGCCTCACAATCAGCAGAGCCTTGCATACCAATACAAATTCTATGATCAGAATGGCAGATGGCCAACATGGGAAGATGCCATGGCTCACTGTGATGACAATGTGAAAGAGCAATGGAGGGCAGAATTGGAGAAAAGAGGTGTGAAAATACAATGATGGATACCAGAGATTTGCTGAAAATACTCAGTGAGAACCCGGATCTGCCAATTCTCTGCATGGTAGATGGAGAGCTGGTGGCTGATGAGAGGTGCGCCAGGTGGGCAGCATGTGTTGGAAGTGCCGAGGTAAAAGAATACATCACCATGGAGGAAGAGTGGATATTTGGCCAATCTGTATTTTTCAAAGATGATGCAGATGAGATGGCAGATATGATGTGCGAGTGTGAACCGGAAGAAACATATGAGCAGGCACACAAGGCAGCAGAAGAGAAAGTGGCCAACATGGGATGGATAAAAGCAATAGTATTATATATTGATTTGCCGGAGGAATGAATATGAGTGAAGGAATACAAGTGAAGGAATTTGCCTGCACCTGGCCACAGCTCACAGCAAAGATGCAGCAGGAGAAGCCATTGGAATATGCATTCTGCATCAACTACATCCGGATGGAGAAGCTCAAAGGAGGATTTAAGGCCAAGAGCATATGCAAGCCGAACTCCAAGGGCACCAAAATCACCTTCCGGAAGATTCAGGACCGGGTAGAACATAAGCAGGCAGCAGTTGGATTGATAGATGAATACTACGATTTGAAGGAGAAGCTGGAGGATGAACGAAAAAGAGCTGATGAATGCCTTCATGGAAGAGTATGAGAAGGCAACACAACATGCAGAGCTTTATATGAAATTAGGCAAGATTGATTCCGGCATTCCAAGGTGGAGGCTGCATGTATTTGCGAAAGATGCAGCCAAAACCGGAGCCGGTGATATGGAACTCATATGCATAGAGAAGCCAACAAAGGCCGAATGCCTATTGATGGGGATCAGAAGAATGAAAGAAGTGGGAAGGAGGCTGGCAGGATGCTGATGATTTTAATGGAGATACTGAAATGCCTGGGAATGATGATTGCCATTGTGGTGGCAGCGGGATTGTTGCTGACATTGATAGTATTTTTTGTTGGAGTATTGAGAGAATTGGCCAAAAAGAACAAATAGGAGGATGAAGAAGATGCAGTGGATGCAGAATTTGCAGAAGGAAGTAGGAGATAATGCCAAGGCCCACGGATGGTGGGATGGAGAAGAGAGAACATTTGGAGAGCTGATTGCATTATGCCACAGTGAACTCTCAGAGGCTCTGGAGGAGCACAGAAATGGCAGAGGAGCCAATGAAACATACTACAGAGAGGATGGAAAGCCTGAAGGCATCCCGGCAGAGCTTGCGGATGTAGTGATCAGGATCATGGATATGTGTGATCACTATGGAATTGACCTGGCAGCAGCCATTGAGGAAAAGCACAATTTCAACAAGAGCAGACCATACCGACATGGAGGAAAAGTGATTTGAAGCTGACAATGGAAACAAAGAAGGATATAACAGCGGATATGTTGGCAGCAGTAGCAAGCAAAGGGCTGATGGAATGGCTGGAGGAATCCGGATATTATACACAGCCGGCTGCCAAGGTACACCATGGAGCAAAAGAGGGGGGGTTGTTTGACCACTCCCTCCAGGTGGCATATGAGCTCATCAACCTCACAAAGAGATTAGATCTGAAGTGGCAGAGGGAAGAAAGCCCGGCAATCATTGGCATGCTGCATGATATTTGCAAGCTGGACCAATACAGCCTGGAATATGAGCTGCCATTCCCGGAAAAGGATGAGGTGCCAAAGATAGTGTGGAACAAGCAGCAGTATTTGCCGGGGCATGGAGAAAAGAGCCTGATCATGCTGATGGGCAAGGCAGACCTCACAGAGGAGGAAATCATGTGCATCAGATACCACATGGGAGCCTTCACAGACAAGGAAGAATGGGAATTCTACTCCAGGGCGGTGAATAAGTGGCCAAATGTGCTCTATACCCACACAGCGGATATGATTGCCTCACAGATCAAAGGAGTGTGATGATATGCCGACATTCAGAAGCTACATGATGCAAATATGGTGGATAATCAAATACAAGCTGAAGGAGAGGAAACGGATGAAAGAAGGATTTTGCAGATGGCATGATAAACCATTGAGAGAAGTGGCTGAGTGGCAGCAGGACCAATGCAAGGAAGCTGGAAAGAGCTGCGACAAATGCCAGGATTTAGTGACAGAAGGAGAAGAGGATGAACAGTTGTGATTTTATAGGATACCTCACCAGGGATCCGGAAATCAGATACACACAGAATGATAATTTGTGCGTGGCAAGGTTCGCCCTGGCAGTGGATAGAAAATTCAAAAGTGACAATGGGCCATCAGTGGACTATTTGCAATTCAAGGCATTGGGGAAAAAGGGAGAATTTGCAGAGAAATACCTGAAGAAGGGCCAGCAAGTAGGAGTGGAGTGCAGAGCAGCATCCGGATCCTACGATAAGAACGGAGAGAAGGTGTACTACACAGAATTTATTGTGGAAGATTACACATTCTGTGGGAAGAAGGATGGAAACAGCAATGGCAGCGGAAATCAGCCTGACAGCAGTGGTGATGGATTTATGAACATTCCTGAAGGCTATGATGAGGAATTGCCATTCAATTAGGAGGTGCAGAGCGGTGACGAAAGAAGAGTTGAGCCAATTAGGGGATCTCAGGAAGGAGATCCGGGAACTGAGAGAGAAGATTGCCTATTTGAGCAAGAAGGGCACCAGGATTGTATCAGATAAGGTGCAGGCATCCTCCAAGGAGTTTCCATACATTGAAACATCAGTGAAGATCTCCGGAATTGAGTATCTTGACGAAAAAGCCCGGAAGCAGAAAACGGAGAGAGAAATCCTCCTGGCCATCCGATTGAGGCAGGCTATTGTGAAAGAGGCAGAAATCACCGCATTCATAAACTCTGTGGAAGATAGTGGTGTGAGGAGGCTCCTGGAATTCAGGTACATAGATGGATTGACCTGGGAGGAAATTGGCCGGATTGACCACTGCGACAGAACCACAGCAGAGAAAAAAGTATCAAAATACCTCCAGGAGCACCAAAATAATGAGAAAAAATGAAAGTTTCCCACATTTCCCACTTTTTTATGTTATGATGGTATCAGGTGAAAATTTGTTGGCTTATCCCCTTATGAATTAGATCCTGGAAGAGAGCACTGTGCATCCGCATGGTGCTCTTTTTGTACCCAAAAAACGAGGGAGGGGAAGAGATGAATGCACAGAGCAAAATCAACAAGCTAATGATGGCCCTGAGAACCAAGGGCATCATCTACAAAATAAACACACAGCAATTTTATTCAGAGCAGCAGGATAGGCTGTGCACCAAAATGATTCTATGGGAGGAGCATCCAAACAGAGATGGAGAGGTATTCTACAGCAAAATTGAGATGCTGAAATTCCTGGCAGAGAAGTGGAAGGAAGTGAATGCGGATGGAGAATCAGAGAATGAATGAGCTGACCGAGCAAATGACAGAGAAGCAAAGGGCATTCTGTGATCACTACATTGAAACACTGAATGCAGCGGAGGCTGCAAGGCTGGCCGGATACAACAAAAACTCTGCAAGAGCTATTGGATGCGAAAACTTAACAAAACCATACATAAAAGAATATATAGATTTGAGGCTGGCCGAATTGGAAGAGGCCAGGATTGCGGATGCCACAGAAGTGCTGCAATACCTCACCGGAGTGATGAGGGGAGAGATTAAAGATCAATTTGATTTGGATCCATCCCTCCAGGATAGGACAAAGGCAGCGGAGCTCCTGGGCAAGAGATACCGGCTATTTGTTGACAAGCAAGAGATCAGCGGAAAGCTGGAGCCAATCACAATATTGAATGATATACCAAGGGGAACAGATGGAGGTTAGGCTCACCGATCTGATAGCTCCTCAATTCTATGATATTCATTGGGATATAATAGAGGGCAAACATACCCACTATAAACTGTATGGAGGAAGAGGATCCACAAAATCATCCTTTGTGAGCCTGGAGATTATATTGGGAATGATGCAGGATCCGGATGCAAATGCCGCCTGCTTCAGAAGAGTAGGCAATACATTGGCCGAGAGTGTATTTGAGCAGCTATTGTGGGCAATAGATGCCCTGGAAGTAGGGCATTTGTGGAAAGTCACACTCTCACCATTGAGATTGACCTATAAACCAACCGGGCAGAGGATAGTATTCCGAGGATGTGACGATCCAAACAAATCCAAATCCATCAAGCTGAGGCATGGCTATTTCAAATATATTTGGTATGAGGAGCGGGCCGAATTTGAGGGAGATGAGGATGAAAGAAAGATAAACCAATCCCTGATGCGTGGTGGAGATAAATATGTGGTATTTTACACATGGAACCCACCAAAGAGCCTGAATTCATGGGTGAATCAGGATGTGCTTCAGGTGAGAGAAGATACACTGTGCAGCCACAGCACCTATTTGACAGTGCCAAAGGAATGGTTGGGAGAACAATTTTTCATTGAGGCAGCAGAACTGAAGAAGAGGAAAAGGGATGCATACCGGCATGAATACCTGGGAGAGGCCATTGGAACCGGTGGCAAGGTATTTGATAATGTGATTATCAGAGAGATCACAGATGAAGAGATTGCGATATTCGACAGAATAAAGCAAGGAATGGATTTTGGCTTTGCTGCGGATCCGTTGGCATTTGAGAGAATGCACCTGAACAAGAAGCAGAGAAGGCTGTATATATTTGGTGAGATCTACCAGGTAAACCTGAGAACCAGGAAGGCAGTGGAAGAGATTAAGAAGCTGAACCCGGAAAATAAGATCATCACAGCCGATTCAGAGGAACCAAGAAGCATTGCATCATTCAATGAGGAGGGCCTGAGAGTATTGCCGGCAAAGAAAGGGCCTGGCTCAGTAGATTTTGGAATGGCATACCTGAGTGATGATATAGATGAAATCATCATTGATCCGGTAAGATGCCCAAATGCAGCCAGGGAATTCTCCACATATGAGCTGGAGAGAGATAAAAATGGCAATTTCAAAGGATCCTACCCGGACAAAGACAACCACAGCATTGATGCAGTGCGTTATGCCCTGGAGGATGAGATGGTGAACAAGAAAGCCAAGATCAGAAACAAGGCCAAGAGGGGCCTGAGATAAAGGAGGAAGATGAGAAGTGTATAGATTCACATATCCAGCAGAGAAATTTGATGAGAAGAATTTGGATAAGAGCATCATCCTGAAGCTGGTGAAGAAACATGAAGGCCTGGTGGATAGATTGCTGAAGAATAAGCGGTATTATGATGGAGATCATGCCATCAAGGACCGAACCAGGGAAGATGCACCGAATAACAAAGTGGTGTGCAACCATGCAAAGGATATTTCCGACACAGCAACCGGATATTTCATGGGCAATCCAATCACCTATTCCAACAGCGGGGATGCAGATATTGAGCCATTGCTGGTGGCATTCGATAATGCTGGAGTGGATGATGTAGATGCGGATAATGCATTGGATATGAGTATATTTGGCCTGGCATATGAGTATTTGTATGTGAAGGAGAATGAAACCAACATTGCATCCAAGAACATATCCCCATTATCCGCATTCATTGTTGTGGATGATTCCATTGAGGAGAATGAACTCTGTGGAGTGTATTACTACAAGAAAAAGAACTCAGTAACAGAGCAATATAGTTATGTGGCAGTGGTAACAACTCACCACTACAATTATACATTGGTTATTGAGGACAATGGGCAGGCCCAGGCAGTGACAGAGGAACCGACGGAGCACCACTTTGGAGAGCCTCAGATCATTGAATACCTGAACAACAAAGAGGGCATTGGTGATTTTGAGCAGCAGATCCCTCTGATAGATGCCTATAATGTGCTTATGAGTGACAGAATCAACGATAAAGAGCAATTTATTGATGCGGTGCTGGTATTATATGGAGCACTCCTGGGAGATGATGAGGAAGAGGCAGCAGAGGCACAGAACGAGCTGAGAAAGAACAAGCTCCTGGAACTTCCGGAAGATGCCAAGGCCGAGTATTTAACCAGGCAGATGGATGAAGGCGGTGCAGAAACACTCCGGAAGGCCATCAAGGAAGATATTTATAATTTCAGCCATGTGCCAAACTTCATGGATGAGAATTTTGCCGGCAACACATCAGGTGTGGCCATGGAGTACAAGCTCCTGGGCCTGGAGATGATCACAAAGGTGAAGGAAAGACAATACAAGAAGGGGCTCCGGAAGAGAATCAGAATGTATTGCAATTTCCTGGGCATGAAGAATTTGCTGGTGGAAGCAGGAAGCATCATGGCATCCTTCAGCAGAGCATTGCCTAAGAACCTCCAGGAATTGGCACAGATAATTGCCAACCTCAATGGAAATGTATCAGCAAAAACATTGCTGAAGCTCCTGCCATTTGTAGAGGATCCTGATTATGAGATTGAGCAGGTGAATGAGCAGAAGGCAGAGGATGTGAAGCGGCAGCAGGAGTTGTTTGCAACCGGTGCCAACACACCTCCGGCATTTGAGGAAGAAGCAGAAGAACCGGAGGAAGCCGAGGAAGAGGAAACAACAGAGGAAGAGCCGGGAAAAGAGGAGCCAAAGAAAGCAGAGCCAAAGAAGGCAGAACCGGCAGCAGGCAAGAAGGCCAAGGAGTGATGTAGATGGGATATTGGGAAAATAGGCAGGCTCAGATGATGTATGAATACATGGAAGATGCCGAGGCAGTTTCCCAGGAGATTGCAGATATATATGCAAAGGCATCAAGAGAGCTCAACTACCACATTCAGAACATATATGAGAGATTCAGAGATAAGCATAATTTGACGGATGCAGAGGCCAGGAGGCTCCTCAATAGCCTGAAAGATAGCACAGATATTCAGGAGCTCCTGGATGCGTTGGCAAAGGATCCAAAGGCAGCGGATTTGCTGGCCGATTTGGAGAGTGCTGCATATAGAGCCAGGATTGAGAGGCTGGAGAACCTTCAGGCAGAGATTGATAGGACCATGCAGCAGGTATTTGAGCAGGAGAAGAAGATCTCCACAGCTCATTATGTGGACCTGGCCAACAATTCATACTACAGAGAGATCTACAATGTGCAAAGGAGGGTTGGATTCCAATTCTCCTTCAGTGCAGTAGATCCAAGGGCTCTGAACATGCTCCTGGCATCCACCTGGAGCGGGAAGAACTACTCAGAGAGAATATGGAACAACACACAAGGGCTGGCCAAGGAATTGAAGGAGCAGTTGATCCTGGGCTTCCTGACCGGCAAAACAGAAGGAGATATGGCATACGAATTGGCAAATAAGTATGCAACCGGTGCCTTTGAGGCCCGGAGATTGATCCGGACAGAGAGCAATTTTGTGAATGGGCAGATGCAGCTTGCGGCATATGAGGAATGTGATGCAGAGCAATATGAATTTGTTGCTGTGCTGGACCTGAGAACCTCACCACAATGCCGGGAGCTGGATGGGAAGGTATTCTACACCAAGGATGCAAAGCAAGGTGTGAATATGAATCCAATGCACCCATTTTGCAGATCCACAACCATCATTCACCTGGATGATGATGTGATGGCCGGATTGAAAAGAAGGGCCAGGGATCCTATTACCGGAGAGAATAAGCTGGTGCCGGCCAATATGAAATACAAAGAATGGTACAAGCAGAATGTGGCCAACAATCCAAAAGCCCTGGCAGCAGAAAAGATGATCAAGAACAGAGCCTCTGACAAGAAACAATTTGAGAGATACAAAGAAGTGATTGGCAGCAGGGCCGGGAAAACACTTGAAGCATTCCAGGAAATGAAGTATAATAATGCTGAGGGATGGCAGCGGATCACAACGAGGTACAAAGATACCAAGCTGAAGGAAAAGCTGAAATCAGAAAAAACCATCAAAGCAATACACTCAGGAAAGCAAGGAAAGCACCTGATTGGCCATAATAACTATACCGAGGGCAGGAGCTTCCTCACAATCACAGAGGAGCAGGCTCAGGAATTGGTGAATAAGTATGCCGGAACCGGCAGGATCATCAGGAGCCAAAGCACCGGGAAATGGCAGAGCAAGGAAAAGATTGTGCTGGATCATAATATTGGCAGATTTATCAGTGATTATGATGGCGCAAACGAGGATACAAATGCATTTATGATTGTATATGCGAAAGATGGCACTCACATCATACCGGCAAGGAGGGAATAGGCCATGATTATCAAAGCAGAATATTTGGGCAAGAAGGTGAAGCTCACAGATACCTATGGCAAAGAATATGCCGGGAAGGCTGTGGAACTTCAGGGCCCGGAGGAATCAGAAAGCGGAGAGCCTGAAATTGGAATCAATTATGCAGGCGGGATCACAATGTTTGCAGAGAGTGACCTGGAAAGCATTGAAGTGATCGAAAAATAAATAATATATGGCAAGAAGAGCTGTGCAGAGATGCATGGCTCTTTTTATATGCAATTTTAAGAGAGAGGAGGATCTGAGCATGAATTTTGGTGCAGCATTGGAAGCCCTGAAGGCAGGGAAGAAGGTGGCAAGAGAAGGCTGGAATGGAAAAGGGCAATTTTTGTTCCTGGTGGAAGGGAACAGCATTGAATATTCCACAAAAGCGGATATGAGCTGCCTGCTGGATCAGGAAATTCCACATCCTGATGTTATTGCAATCAAAACAACATCCGGTGCCATCCAGGTGGGATGGTTAGCAAGTCAAACAGATATGCTTGCAGAAGATTGGATTGTTGTAGATTAGGAAGGCGGTGATCCTTTGATCTCCCTGGATGAGGGTGAGAAATCCGGCCCAAGCAGCCAGGGCCTAAAATAAGGGGCTGGCAAGTTACCGGCAAATGGCCGGCAAGTTAAACCATAAAATGAATCTGTGGGGCCGCAAGGCAATGCAGGGGCATACAAGGAGGAAAGACAATGAACAGAGAACACAATGGAGCAGCAATGGAACCAAGTAGAGGTATTTTGCCAATGAATCTGCAATTTTTTGCAGAAGGAGGAACTGAAGGAGCAGCAGAAGGTGGAGCCGGTGGAACCGGAGATGCCGGAGCTGGAACAGAAGGGGCAGCAGGCAAGGAGAGCGGATCCAATTCCGGGATGAGCTTTGATGATTTCTTGAAGGATCCAAAGAATCAATCAGAGTTTGATAAGAGAGTGGCCAAGGCCCTGGAAACGAACAGAAGCAAAATGCAGGCAGATATTGATGCCCAGGTGGCAGCAGCACGAACAGAGGCAGAGCAGTTGGCCAAAATGAGTGCTGATCAGAAAGCTCAATATGAG